AAAATCCTCCACTATTGGGCCACTATACACCTGCTGACTCTTATCCATTGCCAAAACCAAATCTCTTAACAAACTACCTTTTTGCGATAAACCTTCCACGTCCAAATCGGCAGGATCAAAATTTAATTCTAAGTCAAACTGACCTTGTATCTCTTCGCGCCCATCAGCAAATAGTTGTTCACCCCTTGCATTGGTAATCCTTTGAATAATCTCATCCGGCATAAATTGTTGAATCAGCTTAAACACTTGCGTTAAAACTTCACGTAAATTAGCTAACCACCATAAAACCTTAAATTCACGAGCCAATTGCGCTTGAGTTGCTGGAATTGCTTGATTTTCACGTCCAAAATACTCATCCACCTGCCGCCGCAATTCTTGTATCATATTCACTACTTGCTGCGGATATTCAGGCGGACGCAACCACGCATAATCACCATCTCGCTTTGCCGGCAATTCCGCTAATGGTCTTATACGTAAAGCCCCCATTCTCGCACGACCACGAGTTACCATCGGTGGAACCCCAGACAATTGCGCATTATCACCAAATGAATCACAATACAACTTCATCAACCCTTGATACGGTGCGGCAAGCGCGGCTATACCACGCGCATCTAACAGACGATTACTGATAACTTCACGTTGAAAACAATGCCCGGGATATAGACCATGCGCATAATTTATCAATTCAGGTTCTTTTGCCGGAACATCAACATCTTTATGTAAAACAACATAATAACGTCCTGGAATACCATCTTCATTGACTGCTTGGAAATATGCGGTTATTATGTTGTATAACCCACGATACGCATTGACATCATGTTTTTTCAAATTGCCATTTATTTGATCTCGCACATATTCCGGTATGGCCGGTTCACCCTCATGCCCACCTTCACCATCTTTACCAATCACTGCTTCAACAAACTTTTCCGACCAACCCTCACTCGTTTTACGCTCTACGACTTGCGCTTTGGTCAGCCAATCGCTTTCAAAATAAACTCGTGCTTCCTGAAACTCCGACGTATTACGCGGAATATACCAATCTTCCCATATACGTTTTGCCTCTATTGCAGGTGAATCAACTTGAATATACTTTTCTGGAAACTCAGCAACACCGTTTTCGGTGAGTTCACGTATCATTCGTTTTATCCGTTTTGCGCTAACATCAGCAAACATTTCAGATAAAAGCGATTTCAAATAATCATCCGCGCCAGCACGCGCCATCTCAAGCCCCGTCATAAAATCACTGGCAGCTTGTTCAATTTGCGGCTCTGCATTCTCTCGTTCAATCCCATCGGCAGCTAGACGCATAGACTCTAACTCTATGACGCGCTGCATTAAATCATCTTCTGTTATCCGTGTGAGACGCACGCTATATTCACGCCGCCACCAAATCTTTAACAACCCCACGGCAGGTGTATCACTCAAATAATAATTTGCCACTTTTGTTAATTCACGTATCCAATCAAGTCCCCATATATTGGAAATAACGTATCGCATCAAAGTAGTTAGCTTGCCAGCTTTGGCTGTGTCTTCTTCTGTCACACCCGTGAACTTCATCCTGGCCCGCATTGCCGCGGAAATCAGCAAAGCAACATCATCGTTGACCAACATGTCCGCCAGACGCACACGCTGATCGCAAGCACCATCAAATGGCTCTGGAGTTAATCCATCAACTTCATGTTTCAATCCATCTTCCGACTGACCATCCCATTTGCATAATCTTGTTGCATCCGTAACAAGGCGATGCCCCCATATAACTGAACTTTCTTGGGCTAAATCAGAAAGCTCAGTTTTTATCTCTTGTAGCGTGAGCCCGCCTTCCGGCCAGCCACTACCACCATCGCTACGCAATACATCAAAACTACTCATTATTATCCCCCGACAACCTATAAACAACTGGCCTATACGCGCCATAAGCGATGCGCATAGGCCAATCGTCCTATCTCTCTATTTGCATCATTTATTTTATCCTGAAATAGAACCGAACCTTACCAGTGCTATTTTCGGACAACGAATTTTCGCTATTTGGCGTAAATTTAACTTTCACCATATCATTGGAAGTGTAAACTTTTCGCCCAGCCGATGAATCAACGTTTGATACTGCCGAAACAACCGTTTGCGTCTTGCTAGTCAACGTTGCTGTATCTACGGCAACATCAGTTACCATGACATAATTTGTTCCATTTATTTCATTTGTCACCGTAGTAACATTTAGCGTTATAGACGGATCGTTCGTCGCTGCATACACAATGGAAGTAGTTGTGCCAACTGCCGATTGCGCCGAACGCCCAAACTTGCGCCATACTATTCCGCTTTGATTGCTATTCAATTCTGTTGAATCCAAATAGAAATCAGCTCCTGCACTATCACCAACAACCACTGCCACACTGCCAGTTGCATTATCGCCAGCATTAAACGACTCAGCTAAGCTCATCATTATCAATTCAACCGTCTGTTTGGCAGAAACATTGAACGTCAAGGTTTGAGCAGCATTCAAATTTGTTTCTGTCAAATCACTATGTTGAATATCCAAAATATGAGTTGCACCAAGGAACGTTGCTTCCTCTGTCAATGCCGGACGAAATTGCACGCCACTTGCCAACCCTACACATAAAAGTGCTGCTACCAAACTACCTGTAATCTTTTTCATTGCATATCCTCCTGTTTATTTGGTTGTGGGGCGCCTGCCACCATTGCGATAGCAGAACGCCCCGGGGGGTGAAGGGAAATTAAGAATCTTTATCGGTCTTGACATACCCTTGACCAAGCGGATTCAGGCACTTCAAGATATAAACCGCATCGTGATAACCACGCGGCCCACCACCTTTGTCTTCAACCGTCCAACTAGTAGGCTGCTGTAGGAAGTTTAATTCCCACATATCCAGGTCAATGAACAAGCCGCTGCGCGGAGTATATGCCGAAGCCAAACCATCAGCTTCAGTATGAAGCATATACCAATGCGCGAATGTTTTAACCATTCCAGCATCAAACTCAAAGAAATCAACAATGCGCAAGATTTTTTTCTCTTTGGCATCAAGATTATACTGCTGCATAGACTGTAAATCGCCGCTTGCGGTTTCCATCTTTTGCGCCCAACTGCTCATTTGGCTTTTTAGCTTGATACCAACAAAAGCCGTCAAATCAACCGGCCCTTTCTTGGCAGTTGCCATAGCTTCAAGCATTCCTTCCAGCGAGCTCGGCGCAAAAGCCTCCAAGTTGCCAGTGTATAGGCAACTAGAACTCGGTCGGAAATAGTCCGGAACCGGCAATACTCCCTGAGCGCCATCCTGTAGCCACGAAAATGCACCACGGCTACGATACGCATCGCCCATGTTCTCGGCACGTGTATCCACATCAGACAACAACTGCTTCTCTATCATCCGCGCCAGCCCAAGACTATCATCTGCGGCCTGTTTGGCTTTTTCGGATTTTACGCCAGCCGCACGAATTAACTGTGCCAAGCGTGTAACCTGCCATCCTTGCGTCCGTAACAACATCGCATAACCACTCAGCTTTTGCCGCGTAGTATGCTCAAAATCCGTGACATCCTGACCATCCAATGTTCCTGTAAATTTACGGTCAACATGAATTTGACACGGCCATTCACTCAACATTTCTATTGGCTTTTTGCCACGCTTCAACAAACGTGAAAACGGTGTCTTCTCAGACTCCGCAATAAAAATTGTATCACCAAGCTCCAACAACTTCATCGGCACGCCAGTCTCATACATTCCCGCCATAATCAATTCCTCCTTTTTAGAATAGCCTGCCGATAAAACCAGCAAGCCTTAATTAAAACATGGACTCATAGAGCTCTTGCAATGCCGACTTGTTAGCACCACGCTCTTTGAATCCATCAATTACAATATTAACTTTACGAACAGATTCCGTCATGCGTCCTTTGCTAGCCTTACCACCTTTAGGTAACTGACTTGGCAGGGTTTTTTGTCCACCAGTATTCTTGGACTTCAACCTTATGCTCCGACCAAGCTGCATGTCCTTTAACATTTGTGCGGCACGATCTTTCATAAATGATTTCATCCTTGGTGCCAAATCAGATAATTCCTCATCAACATCAAACATTCTATC